CCGAAGGTGATGCAGCTGGCGCACCAGCTTAATAAGTAACTTTTTGTATTTTTTCTAAAAATGCAAAAAATACATACTTATTGAGTACTTTTCCTGACTACGGCATAAGTAACTATACAAAGCCATTTCTATCAGGAGAAAAATTCAATGGATATTAGAAAATTTTCGCAATTGCACGACCTCATCATCAATGAGGACGTAGACCAAGCCCGTGAACTATTCCACGAAATCGTCGTTGAAAAGTCCCGTGAAATCTTCGAGTCAATTATGGCCGATGACATGGAAGACGATATGGATGAAGGTATGGGCGGACAAGTAGGCGATCTACTTGACGAAATTGAGGCTGAAGAATCAGGCGTCATGGAAGACGATGATGAAGCCGACATCGACTTTGACGATGATGCTGAAGAAGCAGGATCAGACCTCACTCATGACATGGAAATGGATCATGACGAAGAAGGCGAAGACGCTGATCACGAAGAAGTCGAAGATGCAGTAATCCGCATTGAAGACAAGCTCGACCAGTTGATGGCCGAGTTCGAAGAAATCATGGGCGGCGGCGACGATGAAGGTGCAGACTTCGGTGACGAAGAAGATGCAGACATGGGCGCCGGCGACGAAGAAGAAGACTTCGGTGACGAAGGTGATGAAGAAGCAATGATGGAAGCTGTTCAGCTTCAGAAGGTTTCTGTAACTCACGGTGACAATGGTGTACAAACCAAGAGCGCAGTTGGATCAGCAGCTAACGCAGGTCAAGCAGGAATGGCAAGCAAGCCAGTCAAGTTTGCAGGCGACAACGAATCTGCTCCAAACGGTCCGAAGGGCCCAAGCAATGCATACTCAAAGGGTGAAACCTCAGTAAAGGGTGCAGGCTCGTTCAAGAATGCTCCAGGTCACAAAAACGTAGACCTTAGTGCTGCCCCTAAGCCAGTCACTAAGGACGGCTCTGCTAACGACAAGAGCCCAGTAGCAGAGTCACGTAGACCTGCTCGTAGACCAATTCGCTAAGGGAATCTGAGAACAAATGGCTTTGTATCTTAGAGAAAATCTAACCTTTGATAAGGCAGGGTTGATTGTCGAGTCCGTAACAGAAGGCGACGACAAGCTGAAGACCCTGTATATGAAAGGTATTTTCATCCAGGGCGGGGTAAAGAACGCAAATGAGCGTGTTTACCCCGTCAGTGAAATTGAGACAGCCGTAGATACACTGAATAAGCAAATTGAAGAAGGTTATTCAGTGCTAGGTGAAGTAGATCACCCGGATGATTTAAAGATTAATTTGGACCGTGTATCTCATATGATCACTCGTATGTGGATGGACGGTCCCAATGGTTTCGGGAAACTGAAAATTCTCCCAACCCCAATGGGTCAACTCGTAAAGACTATGTTGGAATCAGGAGTTAAGCTAGGTGTATCTAGTCGTGGATCAGGTAATGTAAACGACATGGATGGCCGTGTCAGTGATTTTGAAATAATCACTGTCGATATTGTTGCTCAACCAAGTGCACCAAACGCATACCCCAAAGCAATTTATGAAGGCGTCATGAATATGAAGCATGGTCATAGAATGTTAGAGATTGCTAAGGAAGCTGGCGGTGACAGAAAAGTACAGAGATTCTTAGGTGAGGAAGTTAAACGTCTCATCTCAGAACTCAAATTATAATAAGGGGATAAAAGCATGTTAGATGCTATCAAGCCACTACTCGAAAGCGGCCTTATTAACGAAGATATCGGGGTTCAGTTAAATGAAGCCTGGGAAGCTAAGTTAAATGAAGCTCGTAACGAGATTCGTGCAGAACTCCATGAGGAGTTTGCTAATCGCTACGAACATGATCGTAGTGTAATGGTCGATGCCCTTGATAAGATGATGACAGAAAGTCTTTCAGACGAAATTGCAGAATTTGCATCTGAAAGAAAAGCAATGAACGAAGACCGTGTAAAAGCTCAATTGAAGCTACGTGAAAATGCAACAAAGTTCAACGATTTTATGGTTACTAAGTTAGCCGAAGAAATCAGAGAGCTACGTTCAGATCGCCAACTTCAAATGGAAAACAACAAGAAGCTAGAACAATTCATTGTTCATGCTTTAGCTCGTGAAATCAAAGAGTTCGCTCAAGATAGACAAGCTGTTGTGGAAGCTAAAGTCAAGCTCGTTGCTGAAGGCCGCAAGCAACTTACCGCACTCAAAGCAAGATTTCTTGAAGAAAGTGCTAAGAAAGTCAGTTCAGCAGTCTCATCGCATCTTAAGTCTGAGTTGTCTCAGCTTAAGGAAGATATCAAGCTCGCCAAAGAAAATAATTTCGGTCGCAAGATTTTCGAATCATTTGCAAGCGAATTCTCAGTAACTTATCTCAATGATAAAGCTGAGACTCGTAAGGTAATGAAGGCACTTGCACACAAAGACCGTCAACTCGCAGAAGCCAAACATAGATTGTCAGAAACATCTAAGTTGGTTGAAAGCAAGGATCGTGAAGTTAGAATTATTAAGGAATCAACTCAACGTGAAAGAGAACTAGGAAAGCTCCTAGGAACTCTGAATGCTGAGAAGGCCTCAGTAATGAGAACTTTACTAGAAAGCGTCCAGACACCAAAACTGTCTGTCGCATTCGATAAGTATTTGCCGGCAGTTCTTAATACTGGTTCATCTCAGCCAACTTCAACGAAGAAGGCTCTAACTGAATCTGTTATTGGAGAAGCCACTGGTAATAAAACTGCCAAGAAAAATGAAGAAATCGATTTGTCTGATACAGATAATGTAATCGATATTAAGCGCCTGGCAGGGCTTTAATTAGACATAGTTTAGGAGAATATAAAAATGTCAAAAGTACTCTTAGAAAGCCGTTGGGACGAAACTAAAGACGCCCTGCTCGAAGGCTTGAAGGGCAATCGCAAGTCAACAATGAGCGTATTGCTTGAAAATACAAAGAAGCAGTTGCTTGCTGAAAGTTCAGCTGGCACTACAACTGCTGGTAACATCGCAACACTTAACCGTGTGATTCTACCAGTAATTCGTCGTGTTATGCCAACTGTTATTGCAAACGAACTCGTCGGCGTTCAGCCAATGACTGGCCCAGTTGGTCAGATTCACACTCTACGTGTTCGCTATGCAAATAGCTTGACTGATAACTCAGCAGCAGCAACCTCAGTAACTGCTGGTGAAGAAGCACTATCACCGTTCAAGATTGCACAGGCATACTCACGAGTTCCTCTAGATGCAACAAGCACTAACTACTACACTGGTGCTGACACTGCAACTCTAGAAGGTAATGGTGGTAAGCAGATTTCTGTTCAGATCCTTCGTCAGGCCGTAGAAGCCAAGTCACGTAAGCTACAAGCTCGCTGGACTTTCGAAGCTGCGCAGGATGCACAGTCACAGCATGGTATCGACGTAGAAGCAGAAATTATGGCTGCTCTTGCACAAGAAATCACTGCTGAAATCGATCAGGAAATCTTGCTCTCACTCGCAACTCTTGCTTCAACTGAATACACATTCAACCAGGCAACTGTTTCAGGTACTGCTACTTACGTTGGTGACGAACATGCTGCTCTAGCTGTTCTTATCAACCGCGTTGCAAACTTGATCGCACAGCGTACTCGTCGTGGTGCAGGTAACTGGGCTGTTGTTTCACCAGCTTCATTGACTGTTCTACAGTCAGCAACAACTTCAGCATTCGCTCGTACAACTGAAGGCACTTTCGAAGCTCCAACTAACACTAAGTTCGTTGGTACTCTCAACGGTGCAATGCGTGTATTTGTTAACTCATATGCACCAGACACTCAGCCAGTGCTCGTAGGCTACAAGGGTTCATCGGAAACTGACGCAGCAGCATTCTACTGCCCATACATTCCGTTGATGTCTTCAGGCGTTGTCCTTGATCCGACTACTTTCGAGCCAGTCGTATCATTCATGACACGTTATGGTTACATCGAACTCACTAACACTGCGTCATCATTCGGTAACGCAGCAGAATACGTTGGTGAAATTGCTGTTCAGAACTTGACTTTCCAATAAGAAAGTTACGTTTTACAACGAAACGGG